TGATATGGGCGATCCTGATTATCCAGGAACAAGACTCGATGGTACTGATGTACCTTGGACCTCTATAGCTGTTACTAGTGCGATTCCTGACACAGCTTTCTTTGTTGCTGAAAAATATACTATAAATGGCACTAAGTCTACTTGGAATGTATATGCAGTAGCTACAGAAGAAACAGGGTTTGGATTAATACCATATACTATTACTGGTAGAAATAAACCTACACTTAATAGTACGCAATGGAACACCGATACAATAACAGCTGTGACTGCGTATACAGGAAGATCTTATTCTGTTATCAAAGAATTAGGTTACGGTACTACTGTTGTTATTACTTATGACGATGGTAAATTGTACGGAACATTAAAGAAAGTATCAGGAGTGGCAACATGGGCAGCAACATCGTCATTCATTGACGGAGAGTTGCTACTATCTGAAACGGTAATAGCAGATAAGATTGCTTCTAATGCCATTACTACTGGCAAGATAAAGGTTTCTGGAACTGGTGCAGTTACCGCAGCTTATTTTGGAGCAGTAGCAGCAGCAGACGTAGCTACGGCTATTAATAATAATACAACTACTGTTGACGGTGCTAAGATTACTACTGGTACAATTGGCACTTCCAGTTTAGCTGCTAATGCTGTTACAACAGATAAGATAAGTGTAGATAGTGAGATACTAATCTCAAATAATGCAGGTCGTATTCGTTCTGGAGACATAGGAGCGGGAGGCACTGCAGGCACATTTCCAGCAACTTCAGCAGATATAACAGGTTCAGGATTTTTAATAGGAAATGACACTAGTAATAGTGGTACTGCTAAGTTCTTATTCGGAAATGACACTCAAGCTATTTATTGGGATGGCTCTACTCTGTCTTTACTAGGAAAGTTTATAACAGACTCGAACATTGCCTCTATTGATGGTAGCTCTGTATCCACTCAGACATTTAGAATCGGTAGTCAAGTGGCAATTTCAGACTGGAACAGTAACCATTCTGGATATTACATATACAAGACACACATAAGTAGTGCAGAAGTAGGTAGAGCCTTATACTTTACGGTTAACGGAGATTCTAATCCAGTAATATATGTTAACGGAGCAACTCCAGGAGCTAATGATTTAATGTATCGCAATCCAGATACAGAGGCTTATACTGGTACAGATGATTTTTATTCAGACTATTCTACCTCTGATTTTTATGGCATACCTATCTCTGATTACTCATTCTCTAATCAAGGTAACTTCTTTGTTCCTCAAGCGGCTGGACCATTATGGGTAAGATTTAGTACTAACTCTAATATCACTTACCAAATATACGCCAATGGTATGAAAGAGTACCATACGGTTGAGATGTTTACAGTTTCTAGTGGGGTATCTACGGCTGTTACATCTAAGACATTAACATTAGATAATACTTTTGAGAGTATAGAGAACATTCAATTAACAGCAAGAGCTGCTGAGGGCAATCCTTCAGCTGGTTCTACTCATTATGCTTCTAATGTGACGACAGGTTCATCATCAAGTATAAATTTTAACCAAACCACTGCAGACATCATCGAATTCGATGTTGTTGTTGTAGGATATTAAGGAGACTTATGGGAATTATAACAGGAACCCCAGTCAGTAGTACAACATTAACGAGAGCTGCGGCAGCAACAAAGTTAACAAATACAGGAACCTCTAAAGCTAATTTTATCGCTGGTGTAGAGGATATTTTAGACACCCTTCTTGTTAGTTCTAGCTCTTTCTTGTATAGTAACATTGGTGCTGTTACCAACGCTTCTGTGACAGTACCTGAGGGAATAACAAAGCTAATAGTTACAGGTTCTGGTGCTGGTGGTGGGGGTGGAGCAAGCGGCTCACACGAACAGGCTGGCGAATCAGGAGGTAAAGGTGGTTCTTGTATTGAACGACTAATCACTGTAGTGGGAGGAGAAACATTAACAATCAACATTGGTAGTGGCGGAAGTTGTCCAGGCAGTTGGTGTTCTTCTGGAACATCTGGAGGTGCAACCACAATATCTGGTTCATCTTCTGGAACATTACTAACTCTAGGAGGAGGTGGTGGTGGAACCTCTAGTCCTCCAGGAGGTTCAGGATCAACAGGATCGGTAAGTGGAGGTTCTGTAGGTCGCACATCAGGCTCCTTTAGTAGCGTTTATAATGATAGTGTAGGAACAGGTGGTAGTGCTGGTAGTTACTATAATGCTGGTGCAGGGGCTGCTGGTATGCTATTTATTACGATTTAACAAGGACTATATATGAAAAATTATTACAAGGTTGTGGATGGCGTTGCTACTGAAGGAGCGTTTACAACTTATTCAGGAGTGTCTGTTGAAAGTGATTGGGTAGAATCGGGTGATAATGCTGGTATAGGTTCGACTTGGGATGGTGCCGTATGGACACCTCCAGTAAAAGATGTTTCTTTAGAACAATTACGAATAGAAAGAGATAGACTTTTATTAGAGTCTGATTTCTCTCAGTTATCAGATGTACCTCATACTGACGATGAGAAAGTATTGTGGTTAACATATAGACAAGAACTTAGGGATTTACCAGATGGGTACGTTCCTACTCCAGAACCAGTTTATCCTACTAAACCTTAAATGGAATAAATGATGTATGAAATAAAACAAATAGTTGGTGAGGATATACTCATCAGATATAACAATTTGAAACGAGAAATAAGTAGAGCTTTAAAACATAGTGATGGTGAGTGGACAGCTGTTCAAATAGTTGAGGCCGCTATTAAGGAACCTATGATGTATCATATATGGGAAGTCTTAATGGACGGCTCTCCAGTCGCCATCGCTACTACAAGGATTATTACATATAATAACTTCACTTCGCTACACATTATAACTTTAGGTGGAAGTGAAATATACGAGGAAATGCCTTACTTAATTACTAAGTTTGAGAAAGTAATTAAAGAGTATGAGCATATTGACTATTTAGAATATACTGGTCGCAGGGGTTTTATCAGGCAACTTAATAAAGTTGGTTGGGAAGAAAAGTATGTGACTATGAGAAAGAACTTAAAGGAGACTTAGATGTCAAAAATTAAAATTTATGATGGTGTAGTTATTGATATGGCTACGAGTAAAATAATTAGCAAAGGCAAAGCTACTTGGGTTGATTCTAAAGATGTTGCTTATACCAAAGGAGGAGGTTCTTCTACTTCTACTACTGGTTTTGCTCAAGAATTCAAACCTGAAGTTAAAGCTATGCTTGGAGAAGGTAAGGGTCTTTATGATTCTGGGCAATTGGGTTCAGTAGCAGGGTTTAATGCTAACCAACTTGCAGCTCAAGCAGGTGGAGTAACCTCTGCGGGAGCACAAACAGGATTGGAAAATGCACTAGCTGCTCAAGCTAATGCAGGTGTAAATCTATCTGGTATGCGTTCTGCCGCTCAATCACAAGCACAAACGGCTCTTGGGCTGAATGCGGCTGGTGCAGGCCGTGCAGGTAGTTTAGGCGGTTCTAGACAAGCCATCAATAGTCAGTCTATAGCTAATGATTTAGCAGCTAAGTTTGGACAAATAGATCAACAAGCACAAGCACAAAACTTTGCTAATAAACAGGCTGCATTACAAGCTCAAGGAACAGGTGCGAAAACATTGGCTGGTATTGGTGCGGGACAACAGCAACAAGCACAGAATATTGCTGACGCTCCTTACAAGGGTTTGTCTCAATATGCTTCTTTGTTTCATGGGGTGGCTGATAAGTCTACTACTACGACACAATCAGGAGGTAAGTAATGAATAGTATATGGGGTCTCTCAAATCAACAACAAGCAAGAGCAGGGTTCGATGATACAGATGGTACGCCAATACACTATAGTCCTTCAGGTGAAAAGTCAGGTTCTTATTATTTTAATCAAGCTCAACAAGAATTAAATGGGCAGCCATCTTTTCATGGTAGTGATTACAATTGGAATAATCCAGGAATGGTAACAGCTGAGGAATACCAACAGCTAAGTAACTCTGATAAAGCCGATATAAGATTGCGTGCCACAGAGATGGCAATGGAAAACGATGATATGCATACCGCAGGAACTAGTTGGGATGCTCACAACAGGGTTAAAAATAACCTTAATGATTTTAACTTTAATAAAGACACATATAAATATGAGCCTTATAATGACACTACGGGATTGACGCACAACGGCAAGCATTTAGCACCCGCAAGTGAGAGGGGAATACTTAATTCAGGGGGATTTGGTGATATTATTAGTAAGGTAGCAGGTTTAGCTGTACCTTTTAGCGGCTTTAAATTTGGTACTAATTTTCCTGACATGATTAATAATGCTATAGATAAATATACTGGTGTATCTGACTTTAATGTTGGTACCGCAATAGGTAACGCATTTACTCCACCTAGTAATGTTTGGACGACAGCACCTACAACAGTAATGGATAGTGGACTAAGTGGTGTAGGTAGTAATGACAGCCCGTCTAGTAGTGGTAACACAACCAATAACTCTGGTTCTGGTGGTGGTATTTGGAATGATAGTTGGGGTGATGGAACTGAAATTTAAAATAGGAGATTAGTGATGGGTTGGTTTGACGCTATGGATAAATATACTAAAGAACGCATAAAGGAAGATAGGATTAAAGAAATCCTAGCAAGAAAAGAAAAAAGTAGAGGACCGTTAGGAACACAAAGTGTTTATGGTCTTGGTCCAGAATATTGGGCAAATATGTCAGAAGAAAATAGAAGAAAATTCTTTAATCCAGATATGTTAGAGTTTATGGACCCTAATGAGTATTTTCAAATTATGCCTGAAGATCATCCTAAAAGAAAAAATTGGGATAATATGAGTAGACGAGGTGGGCCATTAGCTAGTCAACCTAAGTGGACAGAAGATAAGTTTGCACCTAAAAGTTCTTGGTTATCTTGGGCAGAAAGGAGTTCGGATGCTCCCGCTATAGAAGTTCATGAGGGTCCTAATGTTAATCGTGGTGTTAAACGAAATCCAGTACACCCTGATTTGCCTTGGTATAGAATTAAAGTAGATTTTTAGGAGAAAAAATGAATGGTATATACAGTCCAAGAAAAATATGGGATAAAGAATATTTTACTCAAAAAATGACAGCTCCTAAAGCAGCACAAATACAAAAAGGTTTTTGGGAAAGAATGGGTCCAACAATAGCAGGTGCATTTGCTAATGCTGTTGTTCCAGGTAGTGGAGGAATAGCTCAAGCCGCTGTTAGTGGACCAGAACCTATTACAGCAGAAGCTCCAACTAATGCTGTTTCAGGAATGCAAACAAATACAGAGCCTGTTAACATAGCAGGAAATACAACAATGACACGAGGACCTTTGGGTCAAATTGGTCAATTTAATAATCAATATAATAAACCTTTTGATAATGAAGAGTATATGAGAAGGTTCGGAGGATTTAATTATGCCTAATATATGGAGTGGAGCAAACTGGACGGAAGGAAAAATGCCAGCAGGACATGGTAATCCAGGAACACCAGAAATTAAGAAAGACTGGTGGGAAGAAGGAGCAGCTGCAGCAATAACTGCAGGAGCACCAAAACTATTTGATTACATTGTAAAACCTACAAAAGTAGGAACTGCTGGAGGTATGATACAAGAACGAGCAGCTCCTCCAGATCATTACGGTAGATTTACAAAAGCAAAAAACAAAGCAGTTAATTCAATGGCAGAGCAATCAAATCTATTGGAAGCAACTAGAAAAGATTTCTTACAAAGAACAATAGATTCTATTAGAAATTACCCTGAGAGTCCGTACAAAGATTCTTCTGATGAGGAAATATATAACCATATAAAAAACAATCCTGAAAGGTATTATAGCTGGTCAACAGGAGATGAAAATAAGAATCATTATATGAATAAATATCATACTGATCGGTTTACTAATGAAAAAGGTATGTCTTTAAATGACTTTATAGCAGAACGTAATAGATTAGATGAAAGAATTAAAAAATCTTCTAATGCTTATAATGCGTGGAAAGATCAACCAAATGTAGGAAAGTCTATTTATAAATCAAAACTTCCTGGATTTACACCTGATTGGTTAATGCCAAACTTACCAGAGAATTCTGTATATGCAAGAGATCTTAATAGATTAAAAGAAGAGTCTTCTACTTTTGATGACTTCAGCTGGGAAGATTTAACTAAAAAAGAGACATGGAAAAATTGGTTGGGAATGTAGTATTAAACAAGGAGAATAAATATGGCTGGATATAATCAAGGCAGTACATACACTGGTGGATATGATAACTATAAAGAATATATTGCTGAACTGATGGAAAAAGCCGCAAGAGAAAGCTCTACCTTTGATAGTGAAGTTGAAGATCCAAATAGTGAGGTAGTAAAACAAACAACTGAAGATTCTAATGGAACAAAACTTACTATTGAAAACAAAACAAACAACCCCAAGTGGAGGGGAGAAAACAACGAACTAAAACTATCATCAGGGAAAGAAAAAGAAGCAGGAAACAATACTAATAACTCTTCTGTTTTTGATGTGGACGAAAGTGGATTTAAAAAGGTTGTCATGCCAAATGATACAGTAGTGAAATCAAGTGGTGTTGATGAATTAACATCTCCAGAAACAGATGCGTTTTGGGAGCAGGAGATTGAAGATGAGTGGGATAGTAGATGGAATACATACCGAAAGAAAAATGGACATGTAAATCTTCTACCTACTGATGAACTATTTAAAGATATGTTAGCGGACGATAATTATTATGAAGTCCTAGAAGACGATGGATCCTCGACTTTTATACCAAACGCAGAAGCAGACCTATCAAAATCTTGGGAAGACGACTTAGCAATACCAAAAAGTAATACAGAAACAGAAGAAGCAGTATTAACTGAACAGCAAGCTATAGATAGAAATAATTCATTAGCTTTCTTTACAGAATTAGAAAAGTTTGATACTAGAGAACAACATGCTATGTTAAGTGGTACTGTAGGTGAATGGATTAAAGAAAATCCAACTGATGCCGCATTATTAGGAATAAGTATAATTCCAGTAGGTGGTCCTATATTATCATCATCAATTATGGTCGGCGGTAAAATTATTGGAACAGTGGCTAATGTCACTAAGAACTCTAAGTGGGGTAAAAAGATTTATGATATGCTTTTTAGGAAGGATAAGTTTTTAGAAGGAAGTAAAGAAGCTTTAAAAAGTACACAGAGGAAACTAGCCTTAGCAAGAGAAGCAAAAAGGAAAGCTAAAGAAGTTTTAAGAAGGGCAGAACAAGCTTTAAAAAACACTAAAGCAAAACCAGGTTCTAAAGCATTTCAAGATTTACAAAGAGCCGTAGAAAAAGCAAAGACTAATTTTTTAACCCATGGTAAAACCATAAAAAAATTACAGAGTAATATAAAGTCTTTTAAACCAAATAAAGTTTACTCTCCAGAAAAGATTACAGCAGGTGTTGCTTTGGGCACTCTAGGTATTAAAAGTTTATTTGATGATGAGCCAGAAGATAAAACCAATACAAGTAAATCTTCAGAAGAATTTATAGAAGAAAATAGAAAGGATGAATTAGATTCTTTTAGTGAAGCTTTAGCTAACTTAAGAAAAGATAAAGAAAGTTCTACTATAGCTGATGCTGTACAAAATGATTCTAATGTTGCTAAACAGGTTCTTGATAATCAAAGACGTATTCAAGATGAATATGGTATGGAACTAGCTAAAGATTTATTTACTGTAGCTGTTGGAGCCCTATCAGGTTTTAGTCCTATGGAAATATTAGGAGCAAAAGGTGATGAACTTATTCTTGACCAAGCCCACGATAGAGCTATGGAACTTCAAGGATTTAAAGATAGTAAAGCTATGGCAAGAGATAAAGTTAAAGCGGATGCAAAGAGGGATAAAGAACTAAGAACAACACACCAGTCTAATAGAGATAGTACCGAATCTAAAATGATGGATATTATCAAACAAGGTGGTAAGAGTGGAGGTAATTTAGACTCCCTATCAAGCGAAGTCTTAGGTGCTTTAATGAAAGCAGATGAACTGAAAATCGATTTTGGTGATAAGGGTGTACAAAGAGCCCTTGTAAAAGCAACTCAACAAGCTGTTGAAAAAGGTGGTTGGTTTGATAGTGAAGACGAAGAATCTGCTAGAGCAAATATTACTGGTCATTTCTTAGGTAATATGGCTATTCTTTCAACTCAAGGAGGAAGTTTAAGTAAAGACGGTTATGCTCTTAAAGATGCTCAGGCAGTTAATAATGCAGCCTATACTAATTGGCTCTTCTCCAAACATTCAAAAGCAGAAATAAAAGCTGTTTCAACAGCAAAGTTAAATGAATGGAAAGAGATTAGGAAAACTAAAGGTGAGCAATGGATATGGTATAACAACTTTACAGGATGGGCTGTACAAAATCTGAAACAAACTGGGCAAATGTAAACGCAGGAGGCATACATGGTTGCAAATAAAGAATGGCTCATTGACAAATACGGAACCTTTGAAATGGGTGGACGTGAGTATTACTTAGAAGATGGTGATACATGGGTAGATACAAAGTCAGGAGAAGTATACCGTGGAAAAGGGTTTGATACAGCTGAAGTATTTCACGAAGAAGGGGAAGGAACTAAACCAGGAACAGCTAGAGGTTACCAACAAGCTCAAATTATCTCTGATGTTATCCGAGACCAGGGCTTTAGTGAACAAGAAGAAGAAGGCACAGGTTTTTATGGTAGAACATTAGGTGTTCCTTACAACCCAGAAACAGAAACATCTTTAAATAGAAAGCTACACCAAGAGGGTTTAGTTGATTTAACTTCTTACACAGGTAAAGGCGATCAAGAAGCTTATTGGGCAGGCAAAATGATGAGAAGCCTTGTGGGCGATGGAGATCAGTATTGGGATAGAGCTAGAAATGAACTTGATGTTGGTAGTGCTGGTGATATTTATATACCTAAACGACAAGCTATAGATGAAGCACAGTTCGCAGAAAGTCCTTGGTTGTATAACGATGTAATGTTCAGACATCAAGGAAGAAATATAAAGAACGAGGCTAATTCAGCATTTGCTACTGGATGGGACGCAGGCTGGAATAATATTTATGGTTCATTACATGGATTTAAAGCAGCACTAGGTGATGCTATTGGCAACGAAGAAATGTTTCAAAACGGAACTATGGGGGTAGAAGAATATGAACATAAAAACTCTTTACTTCCTACTTATGCTCAAGATGTTGGCGAGATAGAAAACATAACACAAGCAGGTAGATATATGGCTGGTATGATGGGACAAGCATTACCTTATATAATGGGTATCGCTGGTTCAGCAGCAGCTGGTTCGTTTATTGCAGGTGCTAGTGCTCTAGGATTAACTCTTGGTGCAATACCCCCAGCATTAACATATGCTGGTGAAGTATACGGTAGTATGGAAGGCGATATGGACGAGCGTAATGCAGCCGCAGCATTGTCTGCAGGTATAGTAATGGGTGTATTAGATAGGGTTGGTTTACATGGGTTACTTAATTCAAGTTCTATACTTAAGAAAGATGCAATGGAAAAGATAGCTATCGAACTTCAAAAAAAGAAAGGTCTTTCTGAAGCAGCAGCTAAAGCTAAAATAAAAGAAGCAACATTCCAAGTTGAAAAAGAAGTTGCAGATGCAGCTGGAGCAATAGCACATATTGAAATGAGTAAAACTTTATTGGCTAAGGAATTTGGAACCTCTTTCTTAAAAGGAGCTGGGAGTGAAGGTGTTACTGAGGGTTTACAAGAATCAACTTCTTATGCAGCATCAGTAGCTGGATCTAAAAGAGAATGGAATGATGAGGATTATAAAAGAATTCTTGTGAATGCTATTACTGGTGGTGCTTTACTAGGTGGTACATTAGGTGGTACTTTAACAACTGGAAAAGGGTATGGCTCATTTAAAAAAATGCAAAGACAATATTCTCAAGCATCTACAGACGTAGCTAAAAACTTCTTTGGTGATGGTAATAATATAGAACAGTATGACGCTTGGATTAATCATTTAGAAATTGAATCAAAAGACGAATTAAGAAATACGTTTAACAGACTATTTAATACTAGCATAGAAGATGAAAAATATGGTGAAGCAATAAGAGATTTTAAACAATGGAGAAAAGAGTCTGAAAATGGAAATTTAGCTGGACCTATGCATAAGAAGTACAGTAATATAAAGGAAGAACTTGAAAAGCTAAATAAAAAAATAATCGACCCTGAAGCAGAGATAACAAAGAGCTCTAAAGCAGATGAAGAAGAAGGGCGTAAGGCGGACAGTATAAAAGAAAAGGGTGTACTAAGAACTCTTGCTGAACTTCCTGGCAGGGCTGTACAAAAGGGCGGGGCAAGACTATTAGAAAAGTTTATGAATAGTAATGATGTAAGTGATGCAGCAAAGCATAAGCTTGCTATTATAATGGATACATTTGCTCCCTCTAACACATCTCATATGGCAGGTATGGCTGCATACAAATATAAAACACTATTAATGCATAGCCTTTTAAACCACGCTGACATGGTCAAATCTGAGTTTATTCGTATATTTAATACTAGGAAGGCGGGTAAGGATTATAATACGAAAATGAGAGAATTTGAAGCTTGGCAGAGAGAAACTGATGAAGGTAACACTAATGGACCTATGCATAAAAAGTATAGATATATTGAAAAAGACTTGATTACACTACATGAAAGAATAAATAGTTCAACTAACGCCCTTTGGGCTGCACATAGTAATTTAGTAGAGGAAGTTAGAGACCCTTTAAAGGGTTATTTTTACAAATCTGCTGTGTTAAATCCAGAGGCTGTCAGAAAAAATAAAGAGTTATTTATCCAAACATTAGTTACTGGCTGGCATTCTCCTGCAGAAGGGAAAAAACCACCTGATTTAAGAAGAATGAAGCATGAAGCAGCTGTGCAATTATGGGAGGATATTGTTAATACTCCCGAAGGATACGCCCACGATAACACTAAAGATATTGCATTTAAACATCGTAAGGCTGGTACCCTAAGAAGAACAGAGTTATATCTTAGAGATTCTCAAGTAATGAATGAGGTTTTCTTAGAGAAAGATAACTTTGAAAAGTTGAAGCTTAATATTACCTCTACCATTAACCATGATATGGATAGAAAAATGCTTGGTAAAAATGGTATAAATTTAGATAGGGCGTTAATAGACCTTAAAAAAGAAATGGGAGATACTTGGGACCCTAGAATTAATGCTTTAGTTAAAGACTCTGTTGCAGCAAGTAGGGGAGATTATAAACCAATAAGCAATAAGTTCTTGGCTAGTATTCAAGGGCACTTAACTTTCATTGGAACAATAACTCAACTTGATACATCTGTACTTGCGTCTTTACCTGAGATAGGTTTATTACTTCTTAATGCACCAAAGCATGGAGGAATTGTAGGAATAATTAAAAAGGCTAGTAGAGACTTAAAGAAACATTATAAAAGGTCTTTAATAGAAACAGCTCAGAATGTAAAGAGTGGTCTAGGAATAAATATGGACGAATACACCCAAAACCAATTGGATTTTTATAACTTTGGTTATGATTCAATTAAGCATGGTGTAATGGGACATATGGATATTGGACAAGAAATTGATCATATGTCTAAGTTTAAAAAGAATATGCTACAAACTTTCTTTACTTTAAACTTACTTAAACCATATACTGATAGTACTCGTGTAGCTAAATTAGCAATGGCACAAGATGCAATTGTTGATGATTTATATATTGTATCTACATATTTAGATGGCGGAAGTAACTATGCAGCTGATGCTTATGAAAGGTTAAGGGAATTAAATGTTAACCCAACTAAACTAGCACAAGAATATAAAGATGCTATCATAATATTGAGAGCTGACCCTACAATTATAAATAGAGATGTAATGTATAATAAAATAGCTAACGATGAAAGGTTTGTTAATTTAATAGAACAGTTACAGATTGCTAGGAACTCATATGTAGATAACGTGTTAGCTAATCCTAATGCAATAGATAGACCTTTATGGTACTCTAATCCTCATTTTAGGTTAATGACACAATACAAGGGTTTCCTATCAACTTTTACTTCTCATATTCTACCTAGGATTTATAGGCAGGTGAGGCATGGTAATCCTGAAGCAAGATATCAGGCGGTTGCAATGGCTGCAACTATGATTATGTTTGGGTTTTTAGGACAAGACTTAAAAGATGAATGGAAATTTAAAGATGGATATAATCCATGGATAGAAGACACAGCAGAAATACAAAGAGGACTAGTGTCTTCTGGATTATTAGGAACTCCTGGAGAGTTAGTGAATATCATTCATCCTATTTATGATTTTAATAGAGACGCTATAGACTTTGCTAATGAATTTGCAGGACCTTTTACAGGAACTCTGGCTAATTCAGCTAAGTTAATCGAAAGTGTTGTAGGTGGAGATGGAGCAAGAGCTGCTTATTATGGAAAGAAATTTACTCCTTTAGTGGGTAGATGGAAGGGCTTCAATGAAAGAGGTGGTTCAAGTGAAATTAGCTTTTAATAAAGGAGTATTTGATGGCTTATAGTAATGTTAGTACAGGAAAGTATGGCGGTAAAAAACTAGAAGAAAGACATGTTATTAATGAAAAAAGAATCGAGGAAATAATAGCAGAAAACCAAAAGAAAAAAGCTGATGATGACGAATTTGAAGCAATATTAAGAGAGTCTGAATACACCCAGCCTATTGTTAGCCCCGAAGCTTCTGAAGGATTACAAAATGTTCTTGATAACGCTGTAAAAAACCCTAGTGTTGGTGCGGCTATGGGTGTCATTGAGGCAATACCACCAAGACCAAACACTAATCAAGGTGTTATGTCTGGTCCAAATGTAGAAACTTTGACTGATATGGATTTGGTTAATAGGGGTAATACATCTGAGTCAGCAGCTACATCTTTAAGAGAGGCTATTAATGCTCAAGATCAAGAGGCTGCTTTAAATATAATGGGTGGAATCGAAAATGCCAATATTGTTTTAGAAGACCACAAAGATTACTCTGCTAAAGTAATTAATCAGATGAATAATTTAACCACTGGTATGTCATCAGCATCTTACGAAGATTACATTAATAGAGCGGCAGAAGATTTAAGAACAGACCCAAGTTCTGTTGCTGAATATATGAGCACTTGGTTGACAGATTTTAAAACTCTAGAATCTAATGGTGTACCTGAAGCTTTCTCGGATGCAGCTTTACATGCTGTGTTACATGTGCTTAAAGATAAAACTCTTGGTGTAAAAGAAGGCATTAAAGATGATAAACAGACGGAAGAAACACGAACAGAACAAGAGAATAAAAACGCTACTGTAGCAACACATGAAGCTATTGGAGGAATAATTGAAGGTGCTTTTAAAGTTAAGAATGGAACCCCAACAACTAGGGCTATAGGTGGAGCTCTTGCTTTGAGAGCTGTGACGGATGCTTTAGGTTCTGTTACATACAAAGATAAAACAACAGAAAATGTTAACAAAATGGGGTTATTTAAAACAGAATTAGAAAGAGTAGATGATAAAGATGTCTATGTAACTAAGCTTACTGAAGCTGGTTTAAATGCAGCGGAAGAATTATCTGAATTAGGAAACCTTGTTATACCTGGCATGAAAAGAGATGTTCATAGCAATCCACCATTAAGACAAACGGGTGCATTAGCAACAGTCTCTAAACAACTACAAAGAAAAGAAGACCCTAATAGAAGAGCAGGAAAGGCTGAAGATACTAACAAAGGTATTCATGCTTTGAATGGTGTTAAACATAAAATAAACAAAGATTTGGCTGCTAAAATTAATGATTCATTGAGAAACCAAGAGGTTGTAGATATCTTAGAGGGCCCAAACTTTATAAATATAGAGGGTATTGAATGGAATGGCAAAATCCATAAGAGAAGGGAGAATGGAGAAACATACAGGGTTAGATATATAGTACAGGATTATATAAATGGCCAACCTAATACTAACCCAGGAAGAAAAGTTCCAAACCCTAACTATGGTAATCCAGCTGCTGAAGACTCTAATCAACAATGGTTAGTAGAAGAATATCATGGAGACTTTGCAAAAGATTTAGCTTGGAATGAAACTTGGCAGTGGATTGCGAATCATGTTGAAGATGGTTTCTTTTACTATACACATTTTATTGGAGGAGCTAAGAGGGTTCATGTTGATCAAACATTGGGTAACTATCAATCTAATAAATTAGCTAGGGGTTTACTTGAGGCAGCTCAAACCATTGTATATAACTTAACATCTCAGAATGACCTTGTACCTTTGCAAGCTGGAATCTTAAAAAAGTTTGGAATGAACAAAGTCAAACATGGTAGTAATAAACAAATAGCAGACCAATTTAATGGGATTGTAAGAGGTTGGAAAGCAATACAAGATGCTCACACAAATGCAGGCGGTGCTGGTATAGCACCTGAACTTGTAAGAAAAGCTGGAGAAGAAGAGGGTTGGTCTTCGATAAATGCTATACATGAAGGTATAAAACTTTTTGAGTATATGAGAGACCCACAGAATAAACTTAAAGAATACAGGTCTGGATTTATAACAGAAATCGATGGAACTGCTAATGGTGTAGCAATTAATTCAATGTATGCTGGAGATCAAAAAACTGGTTTATATACTGGCATGTTGGGTGCAGACCCACATAACGATGTTTACACCTTAACAACTGATATGTTTTTAGAGATAACAAATAACTATAGTGGTTCATTAGGACCAAAGTTTTCTCATATATGGCAACAGTTAGGGGCACAAAGAAAGTACGCTAAAAAACCCTTAATGACTTTTGGATACGGTGCTGGTGAAGCATCTATTAAAAACGCTTTTAAAAATGAACTATGGAGTGAAATAGAAAATAGTGCTGAGTTTAAAGGTAAATTAAAAGAGATATTAAAAGATGAAAGGTTGTTTCATAAGTTTGTCGAAGATTCTGCAGTGGCAATGCAAACAGCAATTGGTACTAATTTTCCTAATCTACAGTCGTTGTCTAAAGTTATAGCTGCTATTGTTACGAGAGCTGTAGAATTAGGCGTAGCACCTCGCACTATTACTGATAATAATGATTTTATAGAGTTTGGTTTATCTGAAAGAGTAATAGATAAATCTAAGAGTTTTAAAGGAAGCTTAAATAAAAAAGCAACCGCAAAACAAAAAAGTCGAAGCTTGTATTTCAATACATTTGAAAGGGTTAATGACCCAGCTGGAAAGACTTACAGTAAATCAGCAGAAATTGGTACTTACAAAGCATCTAAACAAGCTCCTGTTTTGGTAACCCAATCAATGGATTCCTTGGTAATGATGCGTACAATGGATAAAATGAAGAAGCGTTTTGGTAATAATTTTTATGCTGCTCAAATCTTTGACGGTGTTATGATACCACCTAAGCATGCTAAAGCTTTTTCTGAAGCCCTACATAAAGAGTTGATTCATTTGGGAAAAAATTACAATGTTATTAATAATTTATTAGAAGGTATTTACAATACTGACCCAGCTAGATTTTATGATTGGGCAGTAAAGGCTGGTATGGAAAAGAAACACGAGCATAATTGGCAAGAAATTATGAGGTATGCTTTAGGTACAGAAAATACTAAAGAAGGAATGCCAGCTATTTATATTTACAATAGAATGAAAAGTGAGGCTGCTGGTAAGACTATTAAAACTCCACACTCTGTGCAAAAAATTATTAATCGTTTGAATACATTAAGAGGAGAATATGTTGCAAAGATGAATATAGAAGATATGTATCAGTATGGTTGGGACTTTCCAACTCGCCAGTCTGACCAACACGTTCAGGATTTTAAAGCATCTCGTTGATAAAAGTAAAATAAAAAGTAAAAAAAAACCCCCTACAAGATTCCGTTAAGGCCTCTTGTAGGGGGTTTTTTTTAGTATCCACGAACCTTTATAACTTGTTTTAGGTTCTTTTCTGCTTCTTTTCTAAGTTTATTTGCGATTTTATAAGCTTCTTTTTGAGCTTTATCTGGTCTCATTCCTTTTTCTATTAAGGCTTCTTTTTCGTCCTTAACATTGTTCACGCCAATAATGTCTAGCATTGCTTCGTTTATCTCTGGTTTTCCTTCTAGCTCTGGAGATAAATTAAATTCTTTAATGAATTCTGCGTCTGTTATTCCATGCTGACTCATAATATTATGATCTTTCATGTTTGCTCCTAGTGGTTGGTTATTATAGAAGAGCCGACTTGTTTCGACTCTTCCTCTTCTTCAGATAAATAATTTAACATTGAATCTATCATGTTACTATTATCATCTATAGTAAATACCATTTCGATAACTTCTGTTCTGTTTAGTTTACTTTCTTCGTTATCAATAATAGTAAATGTTGCTTTACATGTTTTCATGTTTTCTCCTTTTGTTTTTTCATTGTAATCAAATAGCTTGGTACAATATTCTTTCAGGTTCATGATATTCTCTTTTTAATTGTTCACTTACAGTGTTATCATCTCTTTGCATACATCTTTCCATATATCCTTCAAAGACACCATCTTTTTTCATTCCTGCTGATTTAGCAATTTGCTCATAATTTCTTGCTAGTATTGTACACGCTTGAATTTTACTTGTTTCAGTCATTTTTTCTCCTTATGTTGATTGTTTTTTATTTATTATTTTTATACGGTAACCATCCTTCGATAATTGATCAATTTCATAATCAATTTTTCCATCATGATAATTTATTAATGCAGCAGTTACCCCCTCTTGGAACTTTGTTTCTCCATGTCTCCATGTTATGTACCCGCCAACAATGGTGAGTACTATTACAAATAGTATTTCTATCATATATTCTCCTTTTATTTTTTTTCTTGAAGTGCGACTCTATTAAAGCCGAGTTTTTTTAGGATTAGAAGCGTCTCTAGCCATGCCTCACATTGGGTTGTTATACCAGTGTCGTGTGACTCTCTTGAAATCTTATAACATCGTTCAATTGCTTCGTTAGTGTTTATCGTCCTGGTTGTCAATGAATTCTCCTATGAGCTCAACAACAATATGGTCTTCTACATCCTTACCAGCCTCACCAAAATCTACTGTGTAGCCTTTGACATATTGGTAATTATCGTCTTTTATCTTTCCACCATCTACAATTGCATCCATTAAAAACTTATGAACAGGAAACCAGTAATTATCTAAGTCTTTTTTTTGGTTTCCTTTAAAGAACAACGTGTACTCTGGACGCAACCATAAATACTCTGGTAGGCTATCAACAAAGGGCTCAATAAGCTCAGAGTAATGTTTTTTACATTTAGCTTGAGAACCCCAGTGCATTTTTTTAAATATATTTTGTGATAATTTAACTGCTTTACCTTTACGAGTGTATGTTGGATATTCTAATATAGCATTGTATTTCATTTTATTCTCCTAATAGACCAAGCACCAGTGTTGTTATTCTTATTTACTTGAACTTGGTTACCTTTATAGGATTTTCCATCGCATAAGTCTATTAATTGTTGTCTAAGTTGTTTTTGTTTGATTGTAGCCTTATCAACATCATCTTTTGCTTTTTTCCATGCTTTTGCAATATCAAACCATTCTTTGTCATCTCTAACAATAACATCTTTATCTCCAGCTATAGGTTTTTCTTTGAAATATTTAGCCCAACCATTTAATATTTGTTGTTGGATCTTTTTATCTTGTTTTACTATCCTATGTAAACCAACTTTGTTTTTTCTATCATAAACCCAAAAACTACATTGGTTTTGTTTAGATAATAACATTTGTTGTTGCATTTGTAAGACATAATGCATAGGAAGTTCCTCGTCTAACTCCATGTTTGCCCATAACGGAGAGCAAGAGCCACTAAATGGCACTTTTATCTCTAAGATAGAGTTACCCTTGCCTCTTTCCATTCCGTCCAAGGATGCCATTAATGGAAGCCCATTAATTGTATCTGTTATACAACATGGTTTGTATTTTGTGTTTGTTATGTTTTCAAATAACTTTCTTGCTTCGTCTTCTGTTTCTGAACCAATTCTCATTGCATCTGTTAGCTTAATCTTTATCTCTCCATTTTTAACTTTCCATAATTGTAATGGTGTTTTTGGAGTCCAAGGAGAAAGTTCTAACACTGCTGCAACTTCTGACGCTGTACCATGTTGGTTTCTAACTTCTAACCATTTTTTACTTCCTTGAGGAAGCTGTTTGTCTGTATATATTTTCATATTATTCCTTTTATTGTTTAGTTTAATTGGCTGTTATGTATGTCGGAGACAGCCACCCCGCTAAACTGTTCTATTGGTTATGAAAAGGGTAAACATGTAAACCCCAAAGGAGACCAATAGAAAAGGGCATACACTCCCTTTAATCTGTGTCTCTTTCTTTCTTTTGTAATTCTAACATATTTTTCTCTTTTCCTTTTCTATATCTTATCTGTAAATGCTTTACATACGACTTTGTTGCTTTTGTAGGCATACTGGCTTTATATGTTTTCTTAGGAGGCCATATTCCGAATCTTTGTTTATATTTATATGATGCCCACGTCTCTTTGTAATCTTTGATCGCAGCCATTCCTAATAACTCTTCATAAAATACATCTCTAAAATCATCTCCATATTTCTCTTTAGCATCGGCAATCCTTGTTTTCTTGTTAACTAATCCTAATTGTGAATCTATAAAAGATATATAATCTGATTTTGATTCATGCATCTTACCACATGATGGACATATATTTGACCCAGAGTATGTTCTAAAACAACCTTCACAAATAATAACAGATTCTTCTTTAGTTGATTGTTTTTTATCGGCTGTCTTTTTAACCATTCCTTTTGTTAAGTCCCACTCATGGTTATCGTCTATAAAACCATTTATATAAACTGCACCTGAATGGTCTATAACCATAGCATTTTCTTTGTTTTTGTACGGTCTAAGAACTCTTCCTACCATTTGAATATACAAACCTAGAGATTTAGTTGGTCTTGCCAATATACAAACTTCAGCAGACGGAGAATCAAACCCCTCTGTTAGAACCATACAATTACATATTACTGTAATCTTTCCTTCTTTAAAATCATTTAATATTTGTTCTCTTGTGTCGTTATCAGTTGACCCGTCTAGATGAGCAACTTTAACTCCCATTGATTTGAATGATTCAGTTAGATTTTTGGAATGTTTTATTCCAGAAGCAAAAACAATTGTTTGTTTACCTTTGGCTAAATGTTTCCATGTGGTTGCTATATCACCAACTAGTTTTGGTTGGTCCATTCTTTCTTCTAATACTTTAGAATTGAAATCCCCACCAATAATACCTATTCCTTTTAAGTCGGGAATAGCTGGCGAATAGTATATTACTTTAACCAACGAACCTTGACTTGTTAGCTTTTTGATATTTGGAGCACAAACCATATGCTCATATATAGAACCTAAACCATCACCGTTTCCTCTTACGGGAGTAGCTGTTAACCCTATAATTATTGAATTTTTGTATTTGTCTATTAGTTTTAAATATGTATTTGATAAAGACCTATGACATTCGTCTATAAATACAATGTCTGCTCTTGGTAGAGACATTTTCTTTGAGTTTAAAGCTCTAGCTCTTAAAGTATCTACTGATGCTATTTGAACTTTCTCTAAACTATTAGACTTTATATTAGCCATAATAATCCCATGCTTTATATCAGAACTTTCTAGTTTTTCTGATGCTTGTTTTATTAACTCTCTTCTATGGGCTAAAAATAATATCTTTAAATTATTCTTTGTAAAATAATTAACTAAAGCTGAAGCCATTACAGTCTTTCCTGAACCCGTAGCAGCTTGAAGAATAATTCTTTTTTTACCTTCGTTTTTTGACTTGACTAATTGATTTAATACATCTTTTTGATATTGTCGTAATTCGTAGCTCATTTGAATGTTTTGTATAATGAAACCCCGATAAACAATATAAAATAAACCGTTAAAAATATTTCCATGTTTTTCTCCTTTTGTGTTTAGAATGCCTGTTAAGGTACAGGCAAACCATATACTCATTTATTTAAAATGGTATGTCCTCATCGCCAGCATCGGCTGTTACTTTTTCTAGGCTAACTTTTTCTTGAGGTTTTGTGTCGAATGAAGGTATAAATTCCCCTCCATCTTCATCAAACTCCACTAAGTCTAGAACTTGAACTGCTTGAAGCTCTAACGATGTATTTTGAACTCCATCTCGTGTCCAATTATGTGCTGAACATTGGACGTTGCATATTGAACCATTACCAATCAATTCATTGAATGGGTTGCCATATGTGTCTACAACGATAACTGGCTTTTTAGGTTTACCACCTACTCCGAAAGTAGTTGATTTCTTCAATTTTACTTGACGAAGTCCATCCTCTAAAACCAAATCATGTTCGGCATCCCTCTTGAATTTTGGGAATAGTTTTGTTTCTTTATAGGCATTTGCCTGCTCGTCTGATAAAACGACTTGGATAGTCCAGTTATCAACACCTACACCTTGGAAGGGAGGCTCTGGATTATCATCACGCAATTTTGCCCATAGGACTTTTACATTCTCGAAAGAATATTTATTTATATTTGACATTATTGTCTCCTTTTATTGTTATATTAGCTCTATATAGAACTAATTTTATTAATAGCAAGTCTTGTTATTTTCTTGCTTTTCTTTTCCCTCTATAAGGGCAACATAGGATTTCTTCATATCTACCAAGGCTTGTAGCCCTAACAGAAGAAATACTTTGATATCCTTATTTCATTCAAATCCAAAAGACCTGATTCAGGCATTTGTATTTTGAATTCTTCATCGTTATCTACGAACTGTTCTTTCATATCTTTTATGATGTTACAATCGTACATATCGATAAATACCTCTTTTGTTGTTTCTAACAATTTATCTACATCATCAGCATGAACTGAAAATGAATCATGTATTGCTCCAAAAGAAGATATTCCTATATCTTTTAAATGATTTATAACTAGACACATATGACTTGCATCCATAGAATGCACATAATTTGGACTTATGCCCGACATTATTTCATGCAGTGCTGGTTTATCTGTTGTTTCATAATAAACAAGGTCTATACGGGTTTTGTTAATTCTTACAACTGTTTTTCTTTTCTGTGTCGTCCACTTTTCTGATTTAACTTCAAAACCACTAGGTGTTTTCCATTCAGCTGATTCATATCCTAGCTTTGTTATTCTATATTTAGTAAGCTCTTGTAAGTAATTTTTAATTGCCACTGGTCCTGAACATAGACTGTTATACGTTCCTACTAAATCTTTAGCTAATTTGTTTGCTATACTTCTTGTTATTTTGTATTTCTCTGTCATTCCTGCATCATAGCAATCGGTATATATTATGTTAGCTATACATTTCACACCTGCATCATAAGCTTTAGTCATCGTTCCTCTTTTGCTTATTCCCTTTCGTATTAGTTTCATAGGTATTTTAGAAAGTATTTCACCTAAATCATTTCCCACGTTCTTATTTATTATTCCTTTAGCAACTATTATATAGAAGTCTATTGGTTTTTCTTGAGGTGTAAGACCCACCATCTTTCCTGCTACTTGGTCTTTACTCATTGCAGCTAAATGTTGTGTTCCGTTTACTGAACCATCTATTGCTATTGGTATTTGTGTGTAGTAGTCTCCTTCTTCAGCTAAATACTGAACAACCTCAAAACATAACGATAAAAATACCCATGGTTTTTCCGCATTTAACCAAATCTCTTTTGTTTTTATTGGATCCATTGCTATTTCTAATAACATATCTAAGTTGTTCTCTGCCCATTTTATTCTATCTTCCAATGTCATTTTATCTACTGATATGTCGGGTATATTATCTTCTTTTAGTTCTGTTAAATAATCACCTTCTATCCAATCTAGTTCTTCTAATTCCTTTATTTTGTATGATTGGTTATAGCTGTTTGCAATATGAATTAACATAAACTTATAGCCCTTATCTGTCATTATCTTTTTCTCTGCGAACATTAAATGTCCTCTTGCTAAATCAGATGATTGATATGAAAAGTATGGGTCTCTTGCATAAACTCTTCCTCTAAAATCCAAAAAGTTAGACATATAAAACTTATAACCTAACCATCCTGGAGTTTTTGTGTCTCCATGTATTGTATTTAGAATAAATTCGTCTCTGTTTGATTTTGACCTTAACCGTAAACACTTCTGTTTTGCTAACCAATACTTGTTTTCTATTTCATAGTCCACTATTGCTTTTTCAAGCTTTCTAGTTTCTTTATCGAAATTGTTTGTATTCGTTTTAAAGAGTTTTAAATTCTTTTCAATCTTCTTTATTTCTCTCTCTATTGCTTGAACTTTAGCACTGTTTCCTTTATGTGGTTCAAATAAGGTACCATTATTAAATAAATCAACATTTTTAAGGTGTTTGTTTTTGTTTTCTCTCTTTATATCGAGAACGCTAAACTCTTCCATTTTGCCATCTTTTGTCTCTAGGCTTATGTCGGTATTAGTTAAATGTTTTTGTAGTAATTTGGATATCTGAGCTACGTTAGGATTAACTTCCCACTGAACTTCTTCTAATGAATTTATCGCTTTTATAAATTCAGGTGGATTTTGCTTATTTATCTTGATTGAATTTTTAACTAAAATATCTACGCATCCTAAAACCATTCTTTCTCTAGAATTCCATTTTGGATATTTCCTTATACTTATACCTGTTCTTTCTTTTATTGGTAGTTTTATATCTTTAAATCTTTTTCCTAGCTCTAAATGGTATGGTTGGAATCTAATGTTTCTTTTTATGCCATATATTTTAATTGTTTCATATGTTATATATTCTTCTCTGTGTAAAGTAAGATAATCTTTTTTGATAAGTGACTCAATTATTAATGAACCTAATTGAGCGTTTTTATGTGTGTTTATATTGGGTATATTTAATGAACGTGATGATATTTCTCCTACTTTAATTAAAGTATTAGTTAACCAAATCATTCCTTTGTTTTTGCTAAAGGTATATGTTAAATAATTAAATGTTTCTAGAACAATTGTATATGTTCTAAAGTCATCCCTTAAGCATTTCGCATCTCTGAATAATCTTACTGCAGTTCTTTTATTGTTTTTAAAATCTGTTACTGTTTGTTCTATATCCCATACTATTTCTTGTACTTTATATTCCATAAGCCCCCTTTTTAGTTAGTATGTCATTTTGATCGTAACCCATTCTCTCTGGAATAAAAACCCAAGCCTCTATTCCTTTCATTTTTAATCTTTTTGCTAATTTATATCCTGCTGCTTGTCCTGTATAATTATCATCATTATCGGCATATATCCATACTGACTTTATTTTGGTAGGAGGTATAAAGTTTTCTAGACAATTTGCATTCATTGCTGCGAATGCTGGTAATCCTGAATCTTTATACGCTGCATATGCTGACTCTATCCCTTCAGCTATACATATTTTATCTTCAAAGTCTGTATGTAATCGAATTGCTGCTCCAGTAATCGAACCTTTTGGAGGCATTATTTTTCTTGGTGGGTCTATTTTAGCTTTTTTACCATCTTTTGTATATGTTAAATGATAAGATACACCATTTCCTTGCCAGTCTTGTATAAGCCCAACTAAAACTTCGTACTCTCCTTGGTTCTTCATATCTTTGTAGAAGTTTACTTTTGCTTGTTTTAGACCATCTGGATATTCATCAAATCCTCTAGAGTCTAAATATTTTGTGACAGATGTCCAGCCTTCCAAGTTTTGTGCCTTTTTAGCTATTGACCTTAATGCGGGTACTGGGTCAAATTTAGGATTATCTATTAATGTGTTTTGAGTAATTCCCAATATTCCTTTTATTTGTTTTGCTGCTGTAGCAAATGAAATATCAAAATACTTTTGTACTAAATCCCATCCATCTCCGTTATTACACCCACTGCAAATATATCTTCCTTCGTTTTGATAGTCTGTAAATCTGTATCTGTCTTTTCCACCACACATTGGACATGGGCCACCTTTACCTGTTAAGTATTTTTCTGGCATACCTAATTCAGTTAATACTTTGTACCACTTTCCTTTTACTTCATGTGTTACATCAGCTTTCATATTACCTCCTTAATGTTTTAGATATGTTATGTTTTTAATTGATTTGTCCCAGCACATTGTACAACCATTACATTTGCCTTCGTTTTCAAATGCTCTACATGTTGCTTTATTTGTATCTGTTGAAACTGTGGATGTGTATGTGTATGCTGGCGGTTTCCCGTTTACCATTGTTCCACTTAATCTTATTATTAAATTTGATGGTATTCTTTCTTTGTAGTTTTTAATTATATTTGATTCCTTTGTTGGCAACCAATGTTTTGTTTCAGGTGTTCTTCTTGCTACCTCTATTATCTTTTTTAAATGTTCTTTATTTTGAATATCTCCACTATCAAAATGACGGAATAGTTTTGTCTTTGTTATCTTTTTCTTATTTTGTATTACATATACCCAAGCATTAACCCAGTTTTTGTCTCCGATTAATTTTGTTCTTTTGCTTAATGCCTTTTGTACATTTGGGAATCTGTAATTGCCTTTTCTAGCGTAACAATCCTCGCATACAGACCCTTTTATTTTAGCTAATATAGAACCTGTTTTACAGTCAAAAGCAGATAAATTAGAACTACATGTATCTAGTTTAAGTGGATTTGCAACACCACCTATTATTTCTTCTGCTGTTTTTAATGTTTCTATTTGTATCATTTTATTCTCCTTTTTACAAAAACACACAGGAGGCACACTTGAGCTTGCTCTTTAGCTCAAAACGTGCCTCACATATTGTTTATATTTTTAGCATTGCCAGTTTAAGCATTGCATCATTTTCTGGTCCATCCCATGATGTTTTATATGATTTCTTAACTTCCCAGCTGTATTTTGGTTTGGGTTTGTATCTGTTTTGCTTTTTCTCTATTATTGGTTTCAGTTTTGTTTTGTGGGCGAGTTCAGATATTAACACTTTGCCTCTGTTTAATCTTGATACTATTGTTGAATGATTAACATTTAACTCCTTTGCTAAATCTATTGCATTTACTTTTCTATTGTTTTCTATAGTATATATTTTTCGTTTTCTAGACATTTTGTTATCCTTTTTCTAATAAATATTTACTTTCATCTAATAAAACATTACCCACTCTTTCCCAACAATATTCACTTTCTTCAACTTTGGCTATGATATCACTCCATACTTCATTAGAAATACTTTGTTCTAGCCATTCTTCAACTAAACCTTTTTCCCACCATGCTATAAGTATTTCTTCTTCTGGGTCAAATTTTTCCATTACTTTTATTAATGTTTTTATATTCATAATCCTATTGTCCTCCCTCTGGTATTATTTCCATTTGGGGTTCTGAAGTCCAAAATGCACCTCCGCTGTTGCCCTCGTCATCTCCACTTGCTAATATCCAACTACCGTCTGTAAATATAATAATTGGTGTTCTTTGCCAGTGCAGTTCAATTGCCTCTTTTTCTGACATGTATTCAATTTTATCTATTATTTTACCTTTAAATATTTTTGTCGCATCTCCGCTCCAGTTTCTCATTTTATTTTCTCCTTATTAATTGTTATAGATGATATGTCGTGTCTTTCTTGGTATCCGTTTTCTGTTCTGGTGAA